TTAGCAATTGGTAAACAAGTATATAAAAATGTTAAGTATGATCCTGATTGGATAGATGACCTTGAAGGATTATAATTATTTTTTTGTTTTCACAATAAATAACAAAACTAAGCGAGTTCTTATATCAAGGATTCGCTTTTTATTATGTAATTATATAGGTGCTTTATGAAAGAACTATGGGATAAGGTTAGATATAGCGAATGGTTTACAATTTTGCTATATATTTTAGCTGTACTAGTTGTTTTTGTGTTATTTTTTGTTGCAGGAACAGTTCTTAACATATGGTATATTCATTTCATGAAAGACACATTCGGAATTAATGTTTATTGGATAATAAATCAATAATAATTTTGACCTAAGTAAGTCGTAAAACTGCTTATTTTTTATACCTTAGGAGAGGCGAACTCGTATAAAACGTGTGAAAGGATAGGAGAAATTATGAAAAGAGATCAATTGAAAGAGCTGGGATTAGAAGAATCTGTAATTAATCAAATTATGGATTTAAATGGAGCAGATATTGAGAAGGCTAAGTCCTCTAGTGCAGAAATGCAGGAAGAAAATGAAGCCTTGAAGGCTCAACTAAAAGAACGCGATAAGGATTTAAAAAAACTGCGTAAGAATGCTAAGGATAATGAGGAGCTATCTAATTCTTATAAAGAATTGCAGGCTAAGTATGAGAAAGATACCGCGGATCTATCAACTAAGCTTAGTCAAACACGCTTAAATAGTGCCTTAGATGGAGAACTCTCTAAAGCTGGGGTTAGAAACACGAAGGCTATTAAAGGATTACTTGATATGAATGAAATCAAACTAGATAAAGAAGGTAATCTAACTGGTTTGGACAGTCAAATTAAGTCAATTAAGCAAAGTGATTCTTATTTATTTAATGAAGGACAAAAGCAAGATTATCAGCCTTCCAATGGTAAGCCTGCTGAAACTGATCCAGTTCAACAAATGGTAAATGTATTTAAAGGAGAATAATAACTAATGGCTATTAACTATGCTGAAAAATACCAACAAGCTGTTATTGATGGTTTTTATCCTACAGATTTGTACTCAAGCGTTTTGTGGCAATCACCATCAAATAATCAAATTAACTTCCTTGATGCTAAACATATCAAGGTTCCACGTTTACAAATTTTAAGTGGTCGTAAAGATCGCGCAAGACGTACAGTAACTACACCTGCGGCAAATTATTCACTAGATTATGATGTCTATGAATTAACTAATGACCGTTATTGGAGTACTTTGGTTGATCCTCTTGATGTTGATGAAACCAATCAAGTTGTATCAATGGCAAATATTACTAAGCAATACAATCAAGATTCTAAAATGCCTGAAAAAGACCGTGAAATGTTTTCTAAGTTATTCGATCAACGCCAAAAGATTAATGTTGATGAAGGATTAGAAGAAAATGCAGGTATTCATACCGAGTCACTTGATGCAAGCAATGCTCTTAAGGCTTACGATCAAATTATGAGAAATCTTGATCTTGCTAGAGTTCCAGCGCAAGGCCGTATTCTTTATACTGACACTGCAACTTATTACTTACTTAAGGAAGCTGAAGCAGTAAACCGTACTATTGTTGTGGGGGATGCTCAAAATATTAATCGTACAGTTCGTTCACTTGATGAAGTAACTGTGGTTGCAGTTCCTGAAGACTTATTCCAAACAAAGTTTGACTTTACTGATGGATCTAAGGAAGTTGACGATGCAAAGCAAATTAAGATGATGCTTATTTGGAATGGATCACAAATTGCTCCTGAAAAGTACTCATGGGCAGGTTTTGATGCTCCAAGTGCAGCTACTTCAGGTAATTACCTTTACTATGAACAATCATATGATGATGTATTATTGCTTAAGCCAAAGTTCCGAGGTGTTGAATTCTTTATTGCAGATAAGTCCGCTGCTGACTCTACTGGTTCAGGTCGTAAAGAAACTGCAAAGAATGATGCTAAGCCAAATAAGAACAATACCGTTGAAGAAATCAAGGCTTATTTAACTAAGCAAAATATTGATTTTGCTGGTAAAAATACTAAGGATGAATTATTAGCTTTAGTAAAGTAGGGGTAAAAAATGCTAGATCTTGAACGCTATGGAGCTATGTTAGAGCAAATTAAATTGTTGGTTCCTTTTGAGATTGATGAATCCACTGCATCCCTAACCGAAGATAATGAGGTTATCGCTAAAGCTAAAGAAGAAATGAAACGAAAGCGAGAAGAACTATACACAGATCTTCTTACTTTTTCTTTAAGTAAAACTATTCAAGATGTAGCAAATTACACTAACATTTCTATTGATGAGTTACCTCAAGAATTAGATCGTACTATGGTTACAATGGTTATTCGAATGATTGATACTCATGATTTATTATCAAGGGTTGAAGGAAGCGATGGTACTTATAATATTCAATCTCTCAACGAAGGTGATACTAGTGTGACCTTTAGATCTAAGAGTGAAATTTATAACGCTTTGCAAAACATAAATCCTATTAGTGATAATGATATTAATGTTCTTAATAATTTTAGAAGGATAAAGTGGTAATATGAATTACTTTAAAGCCTTAAAGAAAACCATTCCCATTTTATGGACTGATAAAGTAAAAATTACTGGTACCAAACCTGTTGTTAAAAATCACATTACTAATAATGTTTCAACAACAATTGTCGAAAATGAGCCCGCGAAAGTTATTCTTAAAGGACAATCTGCAGGGAATCAGTCATTTTATGGTACTGATCAATATGATGCTAAGCTATTAATTCGAAACGGAATTAATATTCCTGCTGGTGCGATTATCTATGTCACTGACCAGAATGGGCAAACGTCTAAATATAAACGTGCTAGCAAAGGGTACACAGGTTATTACAGTCATCAGGAATTAGCTATGACTAGGGATGAAAAGGCGTGATTACTTATGTCATTAGGAGAAATTGACGATGCTGATTTTCAAGCATGGGCTGACCGAGTTAAAGGAAGAATCAAGCATGGAGATATTAAAAGAGAATTAAGTAAAAGTAGTCGTAACATTGGTGTACAAGCACTTAGAACTTTTAAGGCTAATACTCCAGTGGATTCAGGTGGCTTAAGAAGAGCATGGGAGGTTGATGGTCCCAGCCATTCAGGTGGTGGATGGACTATCACACTTAATAACAATATGGAATACGCTTCATATGTTGAAAGAGGTCATAGACAAACTCCAGGGAGATATGTTCCTGCAATTGGTAAACGTTTGAAAGCTAGTTGGGTGCCAGGACAATGGTTCATGCAACGTTCGCTTAATCAAGTGAATATGCAATTACCTCAATTAATTACACCAGGATTATGGGCATTTGAAAAAATATTGGAATAATGGAAGATATAATACAAAGAATTGTGGATAAATTAGCAGAAATTTTTCCCGAAACAACGATTTATACAGAAAATCAAACAAGCGGTTTTGATGTGCCGAGTTTTTACATTATTAAAACTTTGACACAATCTAAGAACCGCTTTTTTGATATTCAAGATCGCACAGTATCCTATCAAATTGTTTATTTTGCTAATCCTGAAGCTCCAAACGCTGATTTAAATAGAGTGGAAGAATTATTATTAGACAATTTTACTCGGTTGGACGAGTATTCTACGGTTCGTAACCGTGATATTAATACAGATCCAAAAGAAGAAACGCTAACTATGCAATTTGACCTTTTATTGAATATGTATAAAGTTGATCACACACCAATGCAAAGGAGTCTTGATATTAATGGTGGAATCAAAGAAAACTAAAACTACTGCTAATAAAACAGCAGTAAAAGAGCCTACTTTTACAAAGTTAGGCTTAAAAATGAGCAATACTTTTAATACTACTGATAAAGATATTATCAATATTGTTCTAGAAGATAATAAAGAATACACACTTGCACAGGTTAAGCAAGCAATCAAGAAGTTTAAGGAGGGTATTTAAATGGCTGGTGGAACTTGGAAAGCACAAAATAAACGTAGACCAGGTGTCTATATTAATGTTAAGGGTAATGGAAAGCCTGTTGTTAACAGTCCTTTAGGTCGTTTGTTAATGTTTCAAAACAAGCCGCTTGGCTGGGGTAAAAATGGTGTCATTACATTAGATGCATCAAGTAATTTTGAAGAGTTAACAGGACATAAACTAAGTGACCCTGAACTTGCTCCAGTGCGAGAGGCATTAAAGGGTGCTGAAACTATTTTACTTGTTAATTCAGTTAATGGTGGGACTAAAGCTAAGTTTGATGGATCAAAATCAGAAAATGGTCAAATTGATATTAGTATTGAAGCGAAGAATCCAGGTGTTGTTGGAAATAACATTACCGTTGATTTGAATCAGGCTGATACAAATAATAATGGAATCACTGACTATGTTATTACTACAATTTTAGGTACAAAAATTTTAGATCAGCAAACAATTAAGGGAGTACAATTTAGAGTTTTTTTAGATAGTAAACTTGATGTAAACAAATTGGGCATTAATTCACTTAATGAATTAGAGTTTGAAAATGAATATGTGAAGTTTAAGATTACTGATAAAGCCAAAGAAGCTTTTAATAAATTAATTAATGGGGCTAAGGAACTTACTCCTGAAGAAAGACAAAACTTGGATAATGCTTCTCTTTTCCAATTGAGTGGTTCAAATCAATTAACTGGTGGTACCGATGGTACGAACAATGTAATTAATGTGATGAACGAAGTACTTGAAAATGAATATTATTCTGTTGCAACAACTGCAGGTTGGGACGAATCAAGTAACATTCATCAATTATTTGCTGAACAAATTAAGCGACTACGTGAAAACATTGGTCTTAAAGTTCGAGGAGTAATCCCTAACTCTACAGATGTAGCATATAACTATGAAGGCATCTCAAGTGTAAAGAATGGTTATTTGCTTAATGATGGCACCCTTATTGATGTACCAACTGCTACAGCTCGGTTTGCTGGGATGTCTGCAAGTGCAGATGCTGCCACAGCCTTAACTTATGCAGATATTGATGATGCAGTAGAAGCGTCTCCAAGATTGAATAATGAAGATACTATTACTGCCCTTAATAACGGTGAAATTGTATTTACTACTCGTCCAGGCAACCGTGTGGTTATTGAGCAAGATATTGATACTTTAACTAGTTTTAGCGGCGAAAAGCCTAAAGAATTTAGTAAAAATCGTATTATGCGTACACTTGATGAAATTTGTTCAAATACTCAACAAGTATTTGAAAGTTCATTTTTGGGTAAAGTAGGGAATGATGATGCTGGACGTAATTTGTTTAAGGCTAACCGTACCGCTTACTTACAAGGATTACAGGCACAATCTATTATTCAAAACTTTACTCCAACCGATTTAGAAGTTTTAGGTGGAGAAGATAGCGACGCAGTTGTAATGAATTTATCAGTACAACCAGTCGATGCTATGGAAAAGCTTTATGTAACTATTACTGTAAGATAGGAGAAATAATATATGTCTTTAGATTCATTTTTAAATGGACGTGATACCATCTCAACTAAAGATGCTCACATTGATCTTGAAATTAACGGTAAAATTATTAAATTGATCGAATGTAATAAATTTACTGCCAAATTAGAAAAGAACAAGGAAGATGTTCAAACATTAGGTACTCACTGGAAACATAAGAAGACCACTTCTGTTGAAGGAACAGGTACTTTAGGTGGCTTTGTAATCAATTCTAATTGGATTAAATATGCTATTCCTTATACTCAACAAGGTGGGGATTTATACTTTAAAGCAACTTTAACCATTCATGATCCAACATCTCATGTAGGTACTCAAACTGTCTTACTTAAAGATGTTAACTTGGATGATGTTCCAATCGCAGATTTTGAAGCGGATGATGGCGTTATGCAATGGGAATCAGATTTCACTTTTGAAGGAATTAGCCTTGTTAAGGAATTTGATGGAATGCCAGCTACTATTGATTACTAATAAAATTTAAGGAGAAATAATATTATGACTACAAATATTAGCGACTTTTTACTTGAAAATGTAGGTTCACCAATTGAAAAGAGAAAGGTACACCTCAAGAGATTTAAATCAGATTTTGAAATTCAAAGCTTAACCGCCGAAGAGACTGATGTATTGCGTAAGCAAGCCACCAGACGTATTACTAATAAACGCACCCATCAAATTGAACAACAAACTGATCAAGATAAGTTTAATGGACTAATCTTAACTCATTCAGTAGTATTCCCTGATTTAGATAATGCTGAATTACAAACTTCTTATGGTTGTCCTGGAGATCCAGAAAAATTACTCAAGAAGATGCTTACTATTGGAGAATACAATCAATTATCCCAAGCTGTTATGGATTTATCAGGTTTAAATGATGAAGATCCAGATGAATTGGTTGAAGAAGCAAAAAACTAATTAATGACTCAATTGGTGACTTTGCTTTATATCACTATATTCTTAATGAATACCACTGGACGCCTAAAACTTGGACTGCAATGAGTATTCGTGAAAAGGCGCTTATAGTCGCATCAATTGAGGTAAGACAAAAAGAAGAGGAAAAACAAGAACGCGAAGCAAAAAGAAAGGCAAGGTCAAAGCATGTTTAATGCAAAGACTTTGTCTTTCTTTTTTTATAGGTTACAGATAGTGATAGTAGGTTATAGTTACCATAACCCTGGAAAGTATTGATGTATCTAGGCTTATATTACTTAGTTATACTACTACACTTTAATATTGGTAAAGATAAATAATATTTATATTATTTATAGAGAGGTATTAATAGCCTTAAAGAGTTTGTTCAAAAGTTACCGTAATTTTCTCTGCTAAAACCCCCGAATTCTTTGGGGCTCTAAGAGCGAAGGCGGTTACGGTTAAGACACGGTAAAAATTCTACCGTGTCTTTTTTTATACATAAATTAAGAAAGGAGGAAATAAATGTCAACAGTAAGCGCAACAATTAAAATTAATGACGCTTTTAGTGGTGCATTAAATCGTTTGAGTGCAGGATTATCAAAAGGACAATCTGGATTTAATAAATTAAAAAGTACGCTAAGTGGTGGGAGTGCCTTTAGCAATGCAACTAGGCAGAGTGATGGTTTATTTAAATCTATGCTTGGAGCGAATTTAGTAGGTGGAGCTGTATCAAAAGGAATGAGCATGGCCACTGCTGGCATTCAATCAATGGTGGGCGAATTAAATGAAGCTTCTAAATCGTGGCAAACTTTTGAAGGCAATATGCACGAACTAGGTAAATCTCCAGCTGAGATTCTTAGTGCTAAGAAGGATATGCAAAAATTTGCCCAACAAACAATCTACAGTGCGTCAGATATGTCTAGTACTTATGCCCAATTAGCAGCAGTTGGAACTAAAAATACAGCAAAACTTGTTAAAGGTTTTGGGGGCTTAGCAGCCGCTTCAGATAATCCAGCTCAAGCTATGAAAACTTTATCTGAACAAGCCACTCAAATGGCAGCTAAACCAAAAGTTCAATGGCAAGACTTTAAACTAATGCTTGAGCAATCTCCTGCAGGTATGGCAGCAGTGGCTAAAACCATGCACACCAACACCACACAACTGATTAAAGATATTCAGGACGGAAAAGTTAAAACTCAAGACTTTTTAGATGCAGTGGCTAAGACAGGTACTAATGCTAACTTTTCAAAGATGGCTACCCAATATAAAACAATTGGTCAAGCAGTAGACGGCTTAAAAGAAACTCTAGCTAATAATTTACAGCCTACCTTTGATAAGGTGGGTAAGGTTGGTATTAAAGCTGTAGAAAAAATCACGGATTCGTTGAGTGACATTAATTTCGATGCTTTGGGTGATAGTTTAGCTGGAGGGTTAGAAAAAATTGATGTCGACAGCATAATTAATGGTATTAGAACAAGCTTAGCAGTTATAAAGCCTATATTTGATGATTTGAAATTAGGTGTAACTGATTTCTTTAATGCTTTTAATGATACTGGTGCAATGGAAGACGTAAAAGGTGCATTATTAGATGTTGCTGGAGCTGCTAAAAATATAACTAATAATTTAAATAATAGTTCTGGAGGAGATAGTATTTTTACTTCTCTAGGTAAATTATCTGGAGGAGCTTTATCTTCTGTTGCTGGAGCTTTAAGTGCAATTGCAAAAATAACTGGTAAGTTAGACCCAGATAGTATAAAGCAATTGGGAACAGCCTTTATGATTTTAAAGGCAGGAACTAAAGGCTTAATGATTATGGCGGCTGTTAAGGCTTTGCAGCAAATTTCTAATTTAGATCCAGGAACCCTTAAACAAATAGCTAGTGCTATTGAAAAATTAGCTATGGCCTTTATGATTCTTAAAGGTATAAAGATGGTAGGAGGTGCTCTTAAAGGAGCAGTTGGAGGACTTGTCGACTTAATAGGTGCCTTCATTATTTTTAAAAATGGAGCCAAAAAGTTTGGTACAGGAATTAAAGAAATTTTCGGTGCCTTTAAAAACGGAGGTTTCAAAAATGGAATAAAATCTATTCTTGATGCGTTTAAAAACAAAAAAATGGAAACTCCTAAAATGCCTGAAACTCCTAAAACACCTAGTACCCCTAAGACTCCAGAAACGCCTAAACCTTGATGTATTCTTCAAAATGCAGCAGCTTACCTAAAATTAGCAGGAGCACTATTGATGGTAGGAGGAGCTGTTACTTTGGTCGGGGCAGGCTTTAAACTAATGACTGATAGTGCAACTCAATTAGCGAGTGCAGGAGGAGGCGCTATTGCTGTCTTCTTTGGTATGTTTGCTGCTATTGCTTTATTAGCAGGAGTAGTTAAACTACTAGGACCTGCCTTTATTGCGAGTGCTGCTGGATTTTTAGTATTTGCAGGTGCCTTATTAGTGATAGGTGCTGCAATATTTATTGCTAGTGCAGGAATTGCCTTATTAGCCACTCAATTGCCTTTGCTATCACAATATGGAACCAGTGCAGCAGTTGGTATTCTTGCTTTAGCTGGCGCTATCGCTGTATTTGGAATAGGAGCAATTGTTGGAGCAGTTGGAGTAATTATTTTGGGTGCATCATTACTAGTACTTGCTGTAGGAATGACAGTTGCAGCAGTTGGCGCCATTTTACTTGGAGCAGGCCTATTAATTGTAGGAGTTGCTTCAACGGTAGCAGCAGTCGGTATGCTGTTATTCGGTGTAGGTCTTACTTTAGTTGCAGCAATGGCCTTAGTAGCTTCTGTAGGAATTCTGCTATTAGGAGTAGGACTCGTTCTTGTTGGTGCTACCTCTTTAGTAGCATCAGTAGGAATCCTATTATTAGGTGTAGGTTTAACTCTAGTTGCAGCAGTAGCACTGGTGGCAGGTACAGGTTTAATGCTGGTTGGCGCAGGCTTGATGTTAGTTGGTATTGGTGCTTCAACGGCTGCACCTGGTGTAACAGCTATTGCTCAAGCCTTATCTCAATTAGTTGATAGTATAAGTGGTGGTATTAGCAAAATCTTAAATAGTATTGCTAATGTTATTAGTTCCATCGGTAATTCTGCTAGAAATGCTGGAGAAGGTATGATGCTGATGGCTGATGGCCTAAAAACGATTTATAGTATAGGTGCTTGGGGTATTGCGAAATCACTAACAGCTGTAGCAGTTGGTGCAGGTAAATTGGCAAGTTTAGGATCTGGGTTGTCTAGCGCAGGAAATGGAATGGAGCAATTAGCTTCCAGTGCAAGAACAGCAGTTAGTTCTTTAAATCAATTAAAGAGTATTAAAATCCTAGCGCCTAAAGTTGAAACACCAAAAGTACCAACACCACAAATGCCAGGTACTCTGAAAACTATTCCCGCCCCAAGGGTTGGCACACCTCATGTCCCAACTCCCAAAATGCCTAATACTTTAAGTACCATTCCAGCACCTAAAGTAGGAGTACCTCATGTTCCAACCCCTAAAATGCCTAGTGGGTTAGCAACAATCCCAGCCCCTAAGGTAGGCACTCCAACTATCCCAACTCCTAAAATGTCTGGAACCTTATCAAATATTCCCGCTCCTAAAGTGGGAGTTCCAGTTGTACCAACGCCTAGAATGCCAACTAGTTTAAGTAGCATTCCAGCTCCAAAAGTAGGAACCCCAGTTGTACCAACTCCTAAATATCTTGGAAGTATCCCGACGATTCCAGCACCAAGAGTAGGTACACCTACTGTACCAACTCCAATTATGCCAATGGGGTTGCCTATGATTCCAGCTCCTAAAGTTGGTACGCCAATAATTCCTATGCCACAAGTGCCTACAAGTTTACCTTCTATTCCTGCACCACATGTAGGAACACCAAATATGTCAGGTGTAATTAGTGCTGTTGCATCAGGAATGGCCGCGGCAGCAGCTGCTGCAAGAGCAGGTGGTGCTCAGTTGGTAGCAGCTGTGCGAGGATCTGTAGCTCAAGCAGTAGCAGCAGGACGAGCAGGCGCAGGAGCTATGTTTAGTGTTGGGGCTATGATTGGACAAGGTTTAGCAGCTGGTATGCGTTCTCAAATTGGAGCAGTAGCAGCAGCGGCTAATGCTTTAATTGCACAAGCAGAACGAGCATCAAGAGCAGCAGCTAAAGTTCATTCTCCATCTAGGGTATGGATGACTATTGGGGACTTTATTGGACAAGGTTTAGCTAACGGAATTACTAATACTACCAGTTTAGTAACCAAAGCAAGTAGCGACATTATTGATAATGCTAGCGATATCACACCCTCAATTAATTCACCTGTATTTAATAGTGATAATGTTCCTGGTGGTAAAGGTGTGACTTCAAGTGTTGGATCGTCGGTTGTTACCAGTAGTACACCATTAACAAGTGGTGGCTTAACTTCTAACAGTACTGATAATAGTATTCAAATTAACTTTACAGATGGAGCTATTGTAATTAATAGTACTGGAAACGCAGACTATGATGCTGATGAACTTTTAAAGAGATTGGAACAAAAAATCATTGAAGCAAAAAACAAATCATTGTATTAATGGAGGAAGAATATGCCTTTACATGGTTTTGCCGTATATATTACGGATAATACTACTAAATCCAAAATAGAATTACCCGTTAATCCTGCTGAAATAGAATTAAAATATGAAACCAATGACAAATCTGAAAATATCCTCAATTTGGGAGAAGTTAATGTATTGGGCAATCTAAAGCTTACGGAGTTAAATATTGAGAGTTCATTTCCTATAAGAAAAACCCCGTATACCAGCTCAAAAAAATTATGGAAACCTAATACTTATATCAAGAAAATTAAAAAGATTCAAAGTAAGAAACACAAGGTTCGGGTGGTAATTGCTGGAACTAAAATTAGTTTGCTGATGTCTATCAAAAGCTTCAAATATGCATTAAAGAACGGTAATCGTGATGAGTATTTATATACTTTATCATTGAAACAATACCGTTCTTTTGCTTATAAAAAGTTAAAAAAGAAAAAAGGAGCTAGAAAAAGTAAAAAGAAAAGAGCAGCACCTCCTAAAAAAATTGGGATTGGGTCTACTGTTAAAGTTAATGGACGGCTACATTTAGATAGTTACGGTCGAGGACCTGGAATGTATGAAAAGAATGCAACTCGTCAAGTAATATATATTGTGCCTGGTCGTAAATATCCAGTATGTGTAGGGATAGGTGGTATTGCTCGTGGTTGGGTTAAGAGGAGTGAGGTTAAAAGGGTATGACGGTAACTACTTTACATTTATATAGACGTAGCAATCTTTACAGAAAAAGCCGTAAAAATCCTAAAGGAACAGGATATGATCTAAAAAATAATGTTACTAATATCAAATGGGTAACTGATCTTAACTTCTCGGCTGGGGAATTAACTTTTGATTTATATGAAGGAGACAATAGAACTTTAGTTATTCCTTATACTGGAGACATTATTACTTTTAGATGGGATAAACATAAAATTTTTTATGGATATGTTTGGAAGTACTCTGTAAAAAAAGACAAAGTAATTAGTGTTACCTGCTACGACAAGATGAGATATTTAAAGAATCAAGATTCAATTGTCTTTAAAACAAATACTGTTGCTGATCGCTTTAATGAAGTTTGTTCTCGCGCTGGTATTTCTCATATTGTAAAGAATGCACCTAGTCATAAGGTAGCTGCTGAAATATGTGATGGGAAATCTTATTTTGATATGCTTAAGTCTGCAATTAATAAAACTTACTTATCAACTAATCATATGTATTTCATAGCAACAAATTATGACAAGGTTGAATTAAGGAGAGCTCCTTATAAAAAACTCAAAATTATTGTTGATAGTCGTACAGTAATAAGCGACTTTAATTATTCTGTTGATATTGAAAATACTGCAAATGTAGTCAGAATTGTGCAAAAGGATTCTAAAAAGTCACAAAGTAAATCGGCTACTGCTAGAGGAAAAGGGAAAAGAAAAGCTAAAAAGGCGACAGAAAAGGAAACCCCCGAAAATACTTCTTTTAGTTTTGCGGATGCTATAGGTAGATCACCACAACAGTGGGGAAAATTACAAATTACTCAAAATAAGAAGGAAAAAGCTAATCATGCCCAAATGGTGGCACAAGCTAAGGATCTTCTTAAGCAAAAAAATCTAGCTAATAAAGAGTTGAGTATTACTACTAAAGGGAATGTGGATTTAAGAGCTGGGAATGCTGTAACAGTTTATCTGAAAGATATGAAAAAGAAATTCAATAATTGTCCTATCTTAAAGGCTACCCATAATTTTGATACGGATTATACCGTTAATTTAGAAATGAAAGTAGGAGAACAATGGTTGGGGAACGACTCTTCGAATTAATGAATAGTAAAGGTGGTAATCCTAGTGATTACGCCGACATTGTATATGGGGTAGTGATTCAAGCATCCCCATTAAAAGTTCAATTATCAAACCAATTAATTATTACAGATGATTTTATTGTAATGGGAAAGCACATCGGAAAATTTAAGTTACAAGGTAAAGCTAAATTTAAAGGAAGTGCAGATATGACTTTTCATGGTCATCATGATACTGCAGACATAAAAAGTATAGAGCTTAATTTTCCAAAAGATAAATTTGAAATTGAATTCGATAACTCACTTGAAAAAGATGATAAAGTTACTCTAATTCGTATGGATGGAGGACAACAATATTATTTGTTTGAGCGTGTTGATAAAGACGGATATGGTTTTTGAGAGGAGGTAAGGTAAATGGATGATGAAGATATCATTATTGAAGAAGATCAAGATGATTTTGAGGAAACAGGTTTTGAAGGAGAAGAATTAATTATTGAGCAGGATGAAGCAGATGCTCAAGAAGAAAATAATGATAATGAAGAAGATGAAAATTCTACCTTAACTTTTCAAATCTACCATGGGCGAATTAGAAATAAGTTTGATGGATTACCCGCAATGGAACAGGCAATTGATAAAATTTTAAAAACAGAACGGTTTGTATATCCTATCTATTCGGATCAGTATGGTAATGATCTATACGATTTAATTGGTGAAGATCGTGATTATGCTGTAGTAGAAGTTGAAAGAATGATTACTGAAGCTTTGGAAGCAGATGATCGAGTTGAAGATGTTGAAGTTGATACTATTGAACCTCTAGAAAATAACAAATTAGCTGTTAAAGGGAGATGTTCTACAGTATATGGAGATATAGCAATAGATGAAGAGGTGAATTTAAATAATGAGTCCTAAAGATTTGGCCGAAGAGTTTGAAAGTCGGGATTATGAATATTGGCTTGAAGAAATCATGAGCAAAATTCCTGAAAATATTGACAAACGGGAAGGATCAATTATTTTTGATGCAGTAGCACCAGCAGCCATGGTTATTGCACAACAAAGTTTAACTATGGCAATGATGGTTAGAGAAACTTATGTCCAAACTGCGACAGGGGAATTTTTAGATTATCGTGCAATAGAGCGTGGTACGAATCGCTATCCTGCAACATATACTGAAGTTAAAGCAAAATTTCTTGATAGTGATGGAAATCCAATAAATAACGTAAGAATAGGCGATCGATTTGCAAGTATCGGTGAAACGCCTATTTTTTATACTGTCACAAAGATTGATGATGATCTTACTGGGCAACTAAAAGCGGAAGAGGCAGGAAGTCAATCTAATGCCTATATTGGTCAAATTTTGCCAGTAACACCTAATGATCAATTAAGTTGGGCAGAAATTATTGAAGTTACCGCTCCTGCTAGGGATGTTGAAACTGATGACCATTTACGTAATAGGCTTCTTAGTAAAAACACTTGGATAGCCTATGGCGGTAATATTGCTGATTATCTCGATATGCTTAGCAAAATTGATGAGGTGGGTGCAGGTCAAATTTATCCTATCTGGAAAGGACCAGGTACAGTCAAATTAGTAATTTTAAATAATGATCTAATGCCAGCTAGCCAGACTTTACTAAAAAACGTAAAAGAAAAAATTGATCCAGAAGATGCCGAAACTGAAGGAGTTGGATTAGCACCCATTGATCATCAAGTAACAGTTGTTGCTCCTGAAGAATTGAAGATTAACATTAACACTACTCTAACAATCGATAATAAATCCAATGCAGAATTGATTAAAACGAATATCAAAAAGCAGCTTGAAAATTATTTTAAAGATTTGCGTAAAGAGTGGGGAATAGTTAATAGCACACTTGGAAGAGGATATTCGGAAACAATTTATCGTTCAAAAATTTTAGCTAACATTATGCGAACTGAAGGAGTATATAATGCTCAATTGCCGAAGCTTAATGGAAAAGATGAAGATATCCAACTAGTATTTAACAACCAAACATCTCAATTGCCTATTTTAGGAGAGGTGGGATTAGATGTCGGTTAAAGGAGAAGTATCTAATTTCATGCCTGATTACTATAAAGGCGTGTATGAAATGGAAAAATTACTAGAAGCAGAGGATTTTATTCTTGGTGGCGTTGGAAAAGAGCAAATGCGTATTCTTTACAATGAATATGTAATGCCAGCTGACTTGCAAGGAGTTCAAATTTTTGAAAATCAATTAGGAATTGTACCTGATGTAGGAGATTCTCTTGAAGAACGAAAACAAACAATTCTAATCCACATGTTGCCGCCACAACCTATTACTAAAAAATTTATGCAAAACTTTCTGAAAAACATGAATCTACCTGTAGGTTTTAATGTAAATCATTCTGAACGTGTTGCGATCATAAATGGTGAACGAGCGAATCTTAATGACGCTAAAATTAAACAGTTGCAATACATTTTAAATGTTTACTTACCTGCAAACATGGGTAAAAAAATCAGGCTTGATTTACCTAATTTAAAATCTTCTGGAATGCTTTATTTAGGAGGAGCGCCAGTGTGTAGCACTAAAGTACAAATTAAAGGGAGTTTATTATCTAAGGAGGGATAGAAATGTCGCAATATAGCAATTTAATTTTTACTAATATTGGGATGCAAATGTATAAAAAGAGTTTAAGTACCAGTATACCTATTATGGTGTCTCCAGTACTTGCAGTACAAAATAGTAGCTTAAGAACAATGAGTATAAATCAAATTCAAAATCTTAATATAGAAGATGGGAATCTTGATTCATTAGGCAAAGTAGCCTATATGAATGTAACCAACTCTAATTTTGATTTTCAGCAAACTCTAGAAAATCCAATTGAGTTTAGTGCAAGTATAGATAATGCTAACGGTCTTGAAAATGGAATGACCATTGATGGAATTGTAATACTAACCAATGATCCATCTAATGGATTATTTATTCCTTTAGCTATTTCTAAAGCAATCGATCCAGAAATCATTCCACCTAAAAAAGATAATGACATCACTTATACTTTTACTGCTGATTTGCTTTTAAATGTTGATCGTACGGATAAAATTTCTGTTAAATACAGTCCAGATGGATTAGTGAAACGTAAAGAACTGGAAAAGCACGCAGAAGAAGCGGACGATAACTATGCTAGAAAAATTGATACTTATACAAAAATTGAAACTAATAGAGAAATTCAAAATGCTAAACCTAAAAAGTTAAAATGGGGGATCGAGGTAAATGGTGGATATTTAAATAATGCAGGAGATCCTCAAGGTGAATTTAATTTTGGATATGATAAAGATGCCTTATATTTAAATCCTAAAAAAATCTTAGAATCAATTACCTACTCATTGGCAAAAGATGATTATCTATTGGTTAGTCATGCACAATTGACGCAAGCTTTGAAGGAATATAAAGCTGTTAAGAAAATAAGTGGTTTAAATCCAGATAGTATAGGAAATGTAAACTTAGATGGTAAATATTTAAGTAAAACTGATCCTTCTGTTGTTAAATTTGGAAATATCGGTGATCTTGAATTCAAGAAGGGTGCTGTCAGCCCCAATGGACCAGTAGGACAATTTGAAACTCTCTACTATAAAAATGATGGTAATACAACTTTTTTAGCTAATGTTGATATGCTTAATGCGGTTTCAGCTACAAAAGTAAATAAGTCCACACTTAGTGAAGAACTAGATAAAAAAGCAGACAAAACAGATCTTGATAAAAAAATGGATTTAAAGCTTATAAGGATAGATTCTTCTAATGCTGAAAAATATGGTTTAAATCGCGATTTAATTTATAAAGCTGCTAAAGAAGGAAGATATGATTTTGCGTCTACGGTCATTAGTGAACCTTTAAGATTACCTGAAGAAGTAAAATCTGTTCCTTTCTATTTACAAATAACAAATTTTAATACCTTTCAAGAACAAGTAATAGTAGCTTCCAATAATTTTGTACCTACAATTTATAGAAGGTTTATTGAAAATAATACCGCTAATAAGAGAACCTGGTATAAATTTACTGGTATTCCTGTTGAAAAGTAGGTGAGAAATGTGAAATGGATAAAAATTTTTAACCCAATTCATGTAATTATGGGACTCGCATTAATTGGAGTAGGTGGAGACTTGCTATTTCATGATCATTATTTCATGTGGCCACCTGGAGCAGATACTTATATTAATTCTGATTTAATTGGTGGTTGGGGCTTTCTTACAGGAGTAGGGCTAGTCTTTGCAGGCATGAGAAAATATATGCCTATTAAAGCAAATTTGGTTTTACTAGTTTTTGCGTCTACATTTTGGGGCTTTGAAACTTTCATGGAGTTGATGCACTCAATCATCTTTTATGATCCAGGTAGAATGTTAGCTTTGTTTTTTGAAGGGTTAGGCTATTTACTACTAACCTTTTTAATGATTCGTGAAAGTCCCACACAGAAAAGAAGCGATATAGAGCGAAAGGAGTAGATTGCTATAGATAAGGAATGGACCACCATCCTCACTAGTGGAGTGCTAGGTGCTATAGTATCTGCTTTAATATCTGCTTGGCAATGGTACTTAAAATACAAAGATGATCGAAAGGATAAGGACAGTAAAAATCAAAAAAATGATGTAAAATTTTACCGAAAAAAATGGCTTGAGGATGAAGATACTATAGATCAGTTAAGAAATGAAATTCGTGATTTGAAAGATCAAGTTACAAGTTTGAAAGGAAAAAAGAATGGGTAATTTAAATATTGTAGATGTAGCCACAACAGTGGCTATTTTTATTGTAATCATTGCTGGATTTTTAACTTTAATTGAAAAAGTTTATAAGACTAAGCAACCTTTAACTACTGATGATGTGTTTGATTTAGCACGTATGATCGTTGCCCAGTTTGATGCTTTAAAAGGTAGCGATGAAGAAAAAAAGGCTAAAGCAACTAAAAAATTAAGCGAAGCTGTTGAAGATAAACCTGGTGAAGTAGCTAAAGTTGTAGCTAATAATCCTGATGTTGCTGGTGGTGCCATTGAAATGGCTGTAAATGAACGTAAGAAAGATGGTGTTGAATAATGGCTAGAGAAATTGTAATTGATTTAGCTAATTATCAAGCAAATTTATCCGTGCAGGACTATAAAAAAATTGGTGCAAAGTATGCGATTGTTAAGACTAGCGAAAACACTAATTATGTTAATGAGTGTGCTAAGGCGTTAGTAAATAGATCTGCCTTAGGTGGTGTAAAAGGTTTTGCTTTTTATCATTTTGGAAGATTTCACAATGATGGAGATGCAGTAAAAGAAGCAAAATATTTTATTAAGAATGCTGAAAAGTTATTTAATGTAAAAAAGAATACTTTATTAATCCTTGATGCAGAAATTAAAGATATGCCCACATCTTCAGTAATTACATTCCTTAATGAGATTCGCAAAGCGGGATATAAATCAGGATTCTATACTTACAAATATTTACTTGATGGATTCAATTTAAAAAAAATCAAGCCATATATGGATTTATTCTGGTTAGCAGCTTATCCACTTGCAAATGGTAAGGCTGCAAATAAGAATCCAGATTTTAATTACTTTCCATCTGCAGATTACGTAGATTTATGGCAATATACTGATAATCTTTTAGGTTATAAGGTAGATGGTTCAATTACAGTAACTGATAATGCTATTAACCTATTTAATCCTGAAGGTGCCCCTAAAGGCGCTAATAAATCAAAGTGGGTAAAGAAATCAGGAACTTTTACGTTAGCTGAAGATTTACACTTGCATGAAAGTCCACACATTGATTCCCCTTCAATTGCGTTATTAAAGAAAGGGGATGTGATTAAATTTGATGCAACTCTGCAAGGACCAAAACGCTTATGGCTGAGACAACCGAGAGCTACTAGTACTTATGGATATATTGTTGCGCGAGATAAATATGATAAACCACTAGGTAAAATCGACTAATTAAAAGCCACTTTAGGAAATTAATCCTAGAGTGGCTTTTTTTGTTATAATTAATTTAATTTATATGGAGGTCATCGCATGGGTTCACTTTATTTTACAAAAGAAAATGGTACTAGAATCGGATTGTTAGAAACAAATTTAACAGCTTTATCAGATTTAGCAACCATTGATGATTTTGAAGAAAGAGAATTTGAAAAAGTACTAGGTCATAAGCCTAAAAATGTTTGGGTTTGGGTTTTTGTTTATGGTAAGGAGTATCAATTAAGATAA